TGCTGTAGTAATCGTAGTTCAGCCCCGCAAACCCAGTATTTACAAGGGTTTGAGCGTATAGAAGTAAACGTCGATATTTTCTGATTTTTTGTTAAAAACGATTTTTTCGACAACCGATTTAATTAATTCATTTTTGGACTGCATGGATAGAGAGTCGTCCAGAAGTCCGTCATATACTGTTTTTATCTTGCTGCGGAGCGCAGCGGATTCATTCATTTTTGCAGCAGGCGCAGGAAGTAAATTGATACGTTCCTCAATCGAACGTTTTTCCTCCTGCAGCAGCTGTTTATTCTTTTTATATTCCTCAAGCGTATCGATACCGTCAACATATGCCATTTTGATGCGGTTTTCTTTTTTGACTATAGCATCAAGCTGATTCTGATAAATATCAAGTGCAGCAGGATAATTGTCAGTCTGTTCCGAGCCTATGACATTAAAAGCGAGATCTTCAGCAGTGATCGCACTCTTAAGAGCATCCAGCACCATAGGTACAATCTTTTTTTCGGATATCCGGTGAGACACATTGCACTTTCCTTTCAGGTAGCCATAACACTGCAGGTATATGTAACGTTTGCCGTATCTGTTCGCTCCGGAAAGAGATATAGAGAGAGTACGGCCACAGGCAGAGCATTTTACTATGCCGGATAGCCAGTGAGAACATACACCGGATGGCTTGGCATATTTAGGGCGGTAATTGGATGACAGCCGGTTACGTGCTTTTTCAAATTGCTCAGGTGTAATGATAGGCTCATGTGAGCCGTCCGCTATGATCCATTCGTCTTTACTCTTTGTCCTGGAAGATGAATCACGTTTGTTCCAGACAGTCTTTCCAGTGTATACTTCATTAGAGAGAATGTATTTTATTCCACGGTTTTCGAACTCATTTCCGGCACGGGTCCGGTATCCAAGAGCATTAAGCTGACGTGTTATGTCGATCAGAGGGTAGCCCTGTTCTGTGTACATGTCAAATATAAGCCGGACAATAGCGGCTTCACTCTCGACGATAACCGGAACTTCTTTGTGTGCCGGTACCATATAACCGAGTGGCGGCGAAGACTGGAAATTTCCACGCATGGCATTTTCTGTCATTCCTCTTGTAACTTCCCCGGAAAGCCGTATAGAGTAGTATTCGTCCATCCATTCAATGATCCTTTCAATGAGAGTACCAAAAGGACCATCAACAAGAGGTTCAGACACACTTATTACCTCCACGTTATTCTTTCGGAGCAAAGATTTGTATACAATGGACTCTTCCTGATTCCGGGCAAATCGTGAGAACTTCCACACAAGGATCACATCAAAAGGATGTTCCTTGGATTTGGCCAGTCCGATCATGCGCTGAAAGTTTGGACGTTTATCTGCCTTACGTCCGCTTATGCCGTCCTCCTCAAATATGTATTCGTTTGACAGTATGATATTGTTTTTTGCTGCATAATCAAGCAGCAGTCTGCGTTGAGCATCAGGAGAAAGTTCCTCCTGCTTGTCGGTTGACACTCGTATATAGAGTGCTCCATTTCGTAATTTTTCCATAATATACCTGCCTCTCTGTAAATGTATGAAAAAAAGGGTACAAAAATAACACCAATCTTTTGACAGATGGTGTTCCGCAGGGTATAATATGTCTTGTCTGGGACTTATACTCTACGGAGTACAGGTTACATCGCCTTGGTGTTGGTAGCGCCAGGGCGATTTTTTAATGCTTGTTTAACATTTTTTGAACTTCTTTATCGAAGTCGGAGATTATCTTCTGTGTTTTATTAAATTCTTTATATTCCTGTTCAGCCTTTTCTTTTGCAGATTTACTGCTTATTTTTCCATTATCAGGAAGAATGTCATATCTGCGGAATGCCAGAAATTCATTGATACTTTGAGCAAATTCATCCATTGTGAAAGTGTTTTCACGTTCGATTAAATCTTCAATATAGTCAAAATATCCAGAAACAGCACGTTCTAATTGGCGTATCTGTTTTTCGTCAAGATAATTCTTTGCTATGGTAACATCTGATTTTAAAACTCGTCCGTCAGGAGCGTTTTTCCATGTGGTAAGTCCCATGTGATCTTTAGTATGATCAGCTTTTGAATATATAATTTCAGCAGCGGTCTGACCGGTTATTGCGTAGTGAAATTTGTTCTGCACCAATGCATAGAAATAATATGCAGTGGGAGAACTTCTATCATAATCAATGCTGCATTCAGCGAATATGTCTGTAACCTGTTGCCATATGCGTCGTTCGCTTGCACGGATAGAGCGAACACGCTCCAATAATTCTTTAAAATAGTCTTTGCCAAATTTGGGACCATTCTTTAACATATCATCGTTCAGGACAAAGCCTTTTAGCATATATTCTTTCAAAGTAGAAGTGGCCCATTGTCTGAATTTAGTTGCTTTCATGGAGTTTACACGATAGCCAACAGAGATAATTGCATCTAAATTATAAAATTTAGTGTTGTATTTTTTCCCGTCTGAGGCAGTTACTCGAAAAATTCGAGTAACTGAATTTGCATCTAATTCACCACTTTTAAATATTTCCTGAAGATGATATGTAATTGTATTGCTCGCCACATCAAATAACTTACCCATGGCTTTTTGAGTAAGCCAGAATGATTCATCGTAGTACATTACTGAGACATTTACATTACCATCATCAGTCTGGTAAAGGACAACTTCCTTAGCCGGTGAATCAGGCAATATAGCTTGTACATCATCAGAATTTGAAGAATTAACAGATTGTGTGTTGTTGTGATTTGGATTGCGCAACAGCATAGCTTGTAATTGATCGTTTAAATCATTCATATAAAAGCTCCTTTTTATTTCGAAAATATGATGGTATTTTAATGTTTGGTAGTATTTTTTTATAAAATGTATTAATATAAAACTATAAGGAGGAATTGCACATGAAAAAAAATAATATTCGTTATTGGATTTCTAAAGTTAGTATCTATATATTTATATATTGTGCTTTATTCCTTATTCAGCGTGCATTATTATGCACTTTATTTGACATAAAAAAGTATGTCATATTCAATAAGTTATATGCTTATGAGCCTATTCTTGCAATAATAACATATGTTGAAGTGCGTAAATGTATAAAAATTGAAAATATAGACTAAATAGGAGTACAGGTTATGTCGCCTTGGTGTTGGTAGCGCCAGGGCGATATTTATTTAAAACATCTTTTATGCAGGAAATTTATGAAATCGTATACCATGTGGTATATTGACATTTCAATTATAGGATGGTATATTTTCAATGAAGGCGAGTGTTTCCTTCGGAACAGCAACATATATGTTGGCTGCCGGATATAGCACTCGTCTTTTTAATTTGTAAAAATATGTAAATTTGCCTAAATTGACAAAAGTTAGTAAGTGCAATATAATATGCTTAACATGAAAACCGAGGGATAGATGAAGCCTATCCGTCCCGGTGCAAAGTTAACAGTTACTAAAAAGCAAGCGGCCTACTCCGGCCAAGAAACAAGGCAGCTTGCTTATTTTTTATAATTCAGAATTGCTGCAATGAGCAAATTCACGGTTAAAATTACCATGAATTCTTCATATGCACTCATAAGCGTCACCCTTTCTACAGGATTAGAACGGATGACTGTAACCTTCTCAGCTTTCCGGTTAAATATATTAAATTGATTGTCTGGACTGTATACTCTTTGGAGTACAGGTTACATCGCCTTGGTGTTGGTAGCGCCAGGGCGATTATTAAATTATGTAACCATGTTCTTTAGCAATAGCTACTAGCTTCTGATAATTCTTTGAATTTTGATTTTTCATATTGCGATATCCGCCATATGATTTTGGAGCAATATCTGGAAGATGTTCCCAAATCCAATTATAGTCTTGTCTATCTTTAATATCTGTTTTTTGTTTTGTAATATAGTTATTGTATTCTTGCTTTTCACTAGAAGTTCTATCATCAATAAATGGACGGTTACTGTATCGAACGGCATTTGAAGCCTTGGTAAAGGTAGGATCAGTTCCGTAGAAGAAGGTATAAAAAGCAAGATAGCAATCACATGTTTTGTGATTTAGATAATCAATAAAGATCTTCATATCTGGAAACCCCTTTTTCCCACCTTTAGCATATATACGTTTTTGATATTTTGCACATTCACCACATATTCTTGGAGATGCAGTTACTTCTATCATATCGGATATCTCGGATAGAGATAACACTGAAGATGTTTTAATATGTTTCGTTATATCATTATTTACAGGTTCACTAGATTTGATAGAGTCAGCTTCAGAAAAACGTCTGGCTATTCTCAGGTATTTTTCTAATCGTGAATTCACATCGGTATAGGTCATTGGAGAAAATGGAATTATTTCTAAAGCCTTTTGCAAACATGCAATAGCACAATCCATATCTCCAGCACGTTTAAATTGAGTGGCCTTTCGTTGAAGAACATACTCTATACTTTCGGTAAAATCGCATCTAAGTTCGAATGGAGCCGTGGGAACAGGAATACTTTGGATTTCTTCCAAAGTGTCCATTTTGTAGAGAGTAGCTCTAGAATTATATCCATGGATATTAACATGCTGTTGTTTTGGTGGATCTGCACTAAAGTCAGAATCATTTTTTATTAAGTTAATAAGTTTAGAAAAAAAAGACATATAAAATACCTCTCTATTTAAATTTTATAATATTTTCATTAACAGTATATTTTAAGCCTCTTTTAGTTCGTCCCTTTTTGCAACATAGCCCAGTTCAATAAGTTCATCGGCACGCTCCAGAAGCCGTTGCTTGCCCTTGTCATTAAGCTGGTGGTATTTATCAAGAATTGTTTTATCATTATCATTAATAAAAGAGTGTTTTTCTTCCACATGGTTAGGGAATTCGTTATCTCCAAGGATATAAGATGGTGTTGTTCCTAAATTTTTAGCAAATGCAAAAATTTTACTTTGTGGTAAATCTACTTTTCCTGCCTCAATTTTTGCGATAGAGGTTTTGTCTTTATAACCAACTTTAATTGCAAGTTCAGTTTGAGATAGTTTATTAAATTCCCTAAGAGAACGGATACGTTTACCGATTCCCTCTTGAATAGTCATATTAATCACCTACTTTCTAAATGAATGATAACATATGTGAGAATTAAATTCAACAAAAATGTAAAAAAGAGTTGACACACAATCAACGCGGGTATATTATGATTATAGGTTGAATAATATTCAACACGAAAGGAGGCATTATTTTGACAGACAGCAAGAAACTTAATGAGATTATCTCTGAATCAGGAATTACAATTACAGCCATTGCATCAAAGCTGGGAATAACAAGAGAAGGCTTATACAAGAAGCTTAATAATGAGACAGAATTTAAAGCTTCAGAGATAATTGCCATGCAGGGAATACTTCATCTGACTAATGAGGTCAGAGACGAAATTTTTTTTGCAGATAAGGTTGAATAACAATCAACCTTACAAAACAATTGAATAGAAAGGACCATGAACGATTTTTACAGCAAACTTAGACAGCAACTGTATTCAAATGCAGAAGCCGTCAATTACTACGCAAAAGAAAAAGACTTAGGAAGAAACCATGTCAACTATGGTGCATGCACAGCTCTGGCAGGAGTACTTAAAGAGTTGGGACATCCAACATCTGTTGCTGTATATGAGAATGATGAAGGATATCTGCCGGTACAGTCTATAGAGATAGACGGAGTAAAGAGAGTAGTTTGAGGAGGGAACGTTGCTGGAGAGGAAGTAGGAACAGGAGAGAATCATGTATGAAGTAATACTTTTACTCCTGGTTTACATAATTGCAATATCGTGCATTGCAATTATGAACAAAATATCACCAGGAAATAGGATGTACACAGCGTGGGTAGTGTTTGTGTGCGTGGCGCTTACAGCTTTTGTAATTGTTTACGAAGCTCTGGGGAAAGCTCATTGAGCTTAACTAAGGCGTCAGCCCACTGATGTCTGTTGAGAGCTGCGTTGATGTCAATGATTTTATCAAGCAATTCATCTGGAAAATAAATGAGTGCGAGAGCATAAGTAGCACCATAATTCTCAAGAGCATCAGCAGAGGCATGAGTGACACACTGACCAGCATAACGCATATAATCCTCAAAAATCCCACGCTTGTAAAAATAAGATGTTTTACGAAGCTCGGCTTCATCATCCAGTTTACGCATTTTATAAAGATGATGATTATTGAGCAGGGTAGTGATTATAGGCGAGATAATTGCGCTAATTGCTATAACCACAGTGATAGTGATAGTTGAATCAAATTTCATTTTTATTAGAACCTCCTTTCATCTGCGATTATAGCACGGAAAAAGGAGTACAGAAAGGGAAAAACCATGTGGAAAATATTTTTCACCTACAAGGACAAGAGCAGATGCACTGTAAAGGGAAAAGGAGCCATCACACCGGAGCTGGCAGTGAAATGCTTTTACCGGTATGGACTCCATGCTGCAGAGAGCATATATCAGCAGTACCCCAAGAAAGACCATGAGCCGGTACCACTGGAAGAGAAGATACAGGAGCTTGGTGTAGATGCAACTGAAATGAAGACTGCAGTGCTGCAGGCGGAAACGTTGTTGGATAGGATGCAGGGGGAGGAGAGTAAGAAGAAAGTAGTGATAGTGGAGACAGAAAGAATTGTAAATCTGGAAGCTTTTAAGAAAAAAATTCAAGAAGCAAGAAAAGATGCCAGAACACTTGCAATAGCAATGGCTGGTAAAAATTTAAAGGCTTCACAATACTGTGTAGAGCAATTGGATTTGAAGTTACATGAATTGGAAGCCTTTGAATTCAATGTGGAACGATTAAGGATTACTGAAAATGATCGTTAATTTGATTTACCGAATACACAAGGGAGGAGAGTGAGAAATGCTAAACATAATTCAAAATGATTTTGAAACTGCAAACACAACATATTTGGATGAGGATAAAGTCAATCTGGTTGTAGAAAGTGTAATTGAAACCATAAGAAAAGGACTCCCAGAGGAAGCCCAAACAGTAGAAGTACTTGAGTTTATAACAGATCGGATCAAAGAAAGAGTAAAAGAAAAACGAGTCGAGTTATAAGGGTTTTCAATTAAATGAGAAGTATGTTTATCCGCATAGAGAGGAGCGTGAGATAGTGAAGAAATTAAAGTCAATTTATATTGATACAGAAAAAGGTCTTGTAGTTATTAATGGAGAGCCTGTTGAAAGGGTAAGTCATTTATGTATTGAAGCAGATGGAAGAAAATGGAGCCTTGCAATTTCAAAAACTGAAAAATACGAAGCAAAAAAGCAAACTGATATCAAAGAATCAGTTGATAAGGTAATAGAATATGTTTCCAACAAAATATCGGCAGGTAAATGTGCACATGCTGAAGAGGCAAATATGATACAGGCTCTCGCAGAACTGATATCTGTAAGAGCCAAATGCAATTAGTTGTTTTTATTTAATTCAACTAATTTATTGTAGACTTCCTGCATGAAGTTAGCTACACCCTTGCCATCTAAAGCGCAGTTAGCCATCTTTGCAACCGTGATTTCTACAGTTTTGTCAATTAGATGTTCATTTGCATACATGAGAATATACCTCCTTCCTTAATACTCGGACGCTGCAACGTCCTGTAAGGAGAGTGTACGACCATAAAAATAGAAAAGCAATAAAAACTATACAAGAAGACAAGTAGTAACAACATATATTTAACCGGAGGTGAAATATGACATACCGGATATTTGTACATACGCTGCCAGATGACAAGATACATAAGTTTGAAGATCTGACAGCACAGCAGAAAGCCACACTGGAACAGAATTTGATAGAACAGATGAAAAAGGTTCCATTGCGGCCGGCAGAAGAACAGACTGCGTAAGCAGTCTTGACAGGACAAGCATATAAGGGTTCCAGGCATAATGGAGTGTCGCACAAGCACTAGCAGATACGAATAAACTTCCCCATAAACATTAGACAATACTCCTATAAATATAAAAAATAAATTTTTCGCGGCACTCCATTATGCCTGGAAACAAAGAGAGGACCAGACAATGAAAAGTACAAAAAGCACAAGAGGAGAAAAGACAGTAGCGGCAAGTGTATTTCTTTCCCTGCTGTTTGCGACAGGATTAGACGCAGATAATGAGACAAGCTGTATGGTAGCACTTGTCGGAGCAATAGTGTGTCTGATCATAACCGGGTTTGGAATGTGGCTCATGTGGTTAGATGCCGGGAGAGCAGAAAGTAAGCGACGGGTTGAGCAGATGAGGAGAGCGTCAAAGATTGACTATGAAGATAGACAAAACAAGCGGATCAGTTAAGCGGATGTCAGTTGACCAGTATGTAAGAGAGAGAAAAAAGCATAAAAAGCAAGGTGCTTTTGATGAAATTTTACAGCAGGAAGTGACAAAGTTGAAAAGCGGCAGGAACCAGTAAATGTGCTGGTTTGAAGCCGTATTTCAAAACAATCTACAGTATTAAAGTTAGGGATAAGTATGGCATACATAAAGGACACATATGAACTTGGGGAGTATATGGCATATGAGTATAAGTTCGTAGGCAGAAATGGATCCAAGGGAGAAAAAAGGGAAAAGAGAAGAAAAGCCACCCCAGAGCAGATGGCAAGGCAGAACCAATGGACCAGGCAAAAGAAGATGACGTATACCATAAGAGCAAACTTCAAGTCTGGTGATAGCTGGATCACATTGAAGTACCCAAGAGGTACAAAGCCGGATCCGGAAATGATGAAAAAACACTGGAAGAGTTTCAGTGACAAATTAAGAGAATACTACAAGAAGAATGGTCACGTATTGAAATTCATCTTAAGGATGGAGATAGGAAAGAATGGTGGTCCGCATATGCATCTTCTTGTTAATCATATAGATAACATTGACCAGGTAATAAAGGATATATGGAATCAGACCATAAGCAAGATAAGGGTACCCGGAAAGAATTATGTATACATAGCTCCTTTTGACGAAGAGGGAGCCGAGGATGTAGCAAAGTATCTGGTCGAACTGCCAAAGAATAAGCAGTGTGAAGGACAGTTGAATATGTTCGGGGAAGAGGAAAGAAAGCTGTTCTGTAAGACAAGCAGCAGCAGGAATCTTATAAGACCATGTGCAGATCGAAAGAAGTATGTGCACTGGACTATGAGAAAAATTCTGTCCGATGGTATAAAACCAACACCCGGATATTATGTGTTAAAGGATTCGGTAAAGTGTGGAATAAACAGGATAACAGGATATTCATACCTGTATTACACAGAGAAAAGGCTAGGAAAGAATGTGCCGGATCCGGGAGAAATTGTAAAAGTGAGAAAGGAGCCGGAAGATGAAGTCAGCGCAGGCAAAGAAAAGAGAGTTCAGCCAAAAGGCGAGAAAGCTGATATGGGAAAGAGATAGCGGCTGTATTTTTTGTAAGCTGGGATACCACATGGAGGATGTAAAGGGATGTGGAGCAACAATGTTTTCGATAATGCACTATATCCCACGTTCGAAAAATGGGTTAGGTATTCCCGCAAATGGAGCGGTCGGCTGTCAGTGTCATCATGATATGCTTGATAATGGCAGACAGGGGCGCAGAGAAGAAATGCTGGGACTGTTTGCGGTGTATCTGCAGCAGTTTTATCCAGAGTGGAATGAGTCAGATCTTGTTTATGACAAGTGGGCTTTTCTCAAAGGTTGAGACACCGGGCGAAAGCTAAAAGAAATAGAGATAAACGAACAAAGATATTTTGGAGAAATAGAAAATGAATGAAGAATTAACAATGCTACCAGTAGCGGACATATATCCGCACCCAGACAATCCAAGAAAAGATGTAGGCGATGTAACCGAATTAGCAGATTCAGTAAAGAAGCGAGGAATACTGCAGAATCTGACAGTAATGCCCGGCCACTGGACTAATGGAGAGTGGAGTGATGAGGGATATACCACCCTTATCGGACATAGAAGAACGGCAGCAGCCAAGCAGGCCGGTATAGAAAGCGCACCATGCCGCATAGTAACAGGACTTACTAAAAACGAACAGGTCAGTATGATGCTAGAAGAAAACATGCAGAGAAATGATCTGACTATATATGAGCAGGCAGAAAGTTTCCAGCTTATGCTTGACCTGGGCGATACAGTTGAAACGCTGTCCAATAAGACCGGTTTTTCAAAGGCTACGATCTACCACAGATTAAATCTTGCAAAGCTGGATCATGATGTGATCAAAGAAAAGGAGAATGATGAATCATTCCAGATGTCGTTAAAAGATATGTATGAGCTTGAGAAGATTGAAGATGTAAAAGAGCGTAACCGGATATTAAGCAAGGCAACTAGCAGCAGTGATCTGAAGTACGAGGTTGAGCGGACGGTAAAAGAACGGGAAAGAAAAAAGGTCAAAGAAGAAATCCGGTCAAAACTTAAAGAGCTTGGAATCCCGGAAACAACGGAAAACATTCAGTGGAATTACAGTGAGTATGAAAAAATGCAGGTAATTGATCTATGGGATTATGAGGGAGCCCGACTCGAGCCTATAGAAGATATAGAGAATGTGTATTACAGGGATAATGGATATTACATCTACATCTGCCGGAAAAAGGGGACTGATGAGACAGAAAACGAAGAAACAGAAGGTGCAGCAGTTGATCCGAAAAAAAAGATTGATAAACAGATAGATGAAAAATCCAAATGCATAGAGGAATATACGCAGACAATAAAAGAAAAAATACAGGAATTTGCCGATATGCTCTATCACGAAAAAATAAAGATTGAGGATAACCTTACAGACATGCAGGTAATTATAAGACTTTGCATGGAAGTGGAATTTGAAAATTACGGCTGGGAAGATGCCTGTGGAATGATTGATGAGAATTTTTGCGATTATGATGAGGATGAGGATAAAGAGAAAATCTCCAAAATAATGAGCATGGCCAAAAGGCTCCCGGTAACAGTCCACCTTATCGGAAACCTGATAGAAGCCATAAAGTGGAAGACATTGTGGAAAAGCTGGAACAATGAACTGAATGTAGAAAATGCCACAATTTACATGGAGGTATATAAGGAATTGCGGAGATACGGATTTCAGCTTGAAGAGGATGAATTAAAGATATTAAAGGGTACTCATACTCTGTATACAGAGATAGCAGACTTAACTAAACAGAAAGAGGAACCAAAGAACGCTTAGTGATAAGTCGGGAGTCAGATGATAGAGAACAATGCAAAGAAAGAGCGGCAGCAGACCTGCTCTTTCTGTTCCCGGAGGTGTGAAATGCTTCAGATATTCCGGGATTATCTGGATGTATTTTATCCGGATTTTCCGGATACGGATCGCAAATATGACAAGTGGAGGTTTTTAAAAGTATGAGAGAGACGGATACTGCGTCTCCTGCTTTAAAGCTGGAGGATGTCAGGGCGGCAACGATCAGATGGATGGCCGGAAAGAAAAGGGTAAGAGTTGACTGGCGGAAGATATTGTTCAACATGAAAAGCCGGCCGGTAGGAAATGATGAAGATGGTTTGAAGACCGAAGATGTAGAAATAATAAAGGTTATGAGATATTTCACACTGGTAAAAAGTGGCAGCAGTCTATCATGCATACTGCATCAGGATATGTATTTCATAGCCGGGATAGGAGAGAGAGCGGATGTTTATAAAACTAAGTACATTCAAGAAGATGTGCAGTCATGCCTATAAAGAAACAGGGCTGTCAGTTGGATTAACAGAAAAAGAGGTCTACATAATAGCAAGTAACTGGTGGACGGTTGCCGTACCGAAAGAAAATATGTATCCAAAACATCTGGCAGCAGTCGTTGAACTGACTGGTCAGATACCGGAAAAGGGGGAGGCATATACCTACAGAAAAGAATGTTCTCCCCAGGCAGTTGCCCTGTGCACCCTTGATATGGATATGATGGATCTGTGGCAGAAATACGAGAGCACATATCGATTCTCAAGAGTATATTTCGAAAATGCAGGAAAGACAGACACCTGTATAATGCAGAATACAAGTGATCCGAGAGACAAGTTCCTGATATCCATGTTTATCCATGATCTGATTGATACAAATATACTGGATGATGGAGAGACATGCCCGGATATAAAAAGTCAGAGTAATTTTTCAAATATTGTCGCAAGAACAAACCGGATGGATTTTTCGTGTATGAAAAGACCATGCAGATATTACGGAGAGAAAGAATTCATGCAGTCCATCATAGACGTTGATCTGCTGTGGGAATTTAATGCAATAAAAGAATAGGTTGAAACACCTGCGAAAGCGAAAGAAACCGGGCATGCGAATTAATTTATATCACGAAAACTGATTTGTAAGCCATTTAACACACAAGGGAGCCATTACCCAGCTCCCTTTACCTCGGAGGATGAGATTAACAAGTGACAAAAAAGTATCTGATATGTCAATGATTGAACTGGCACATAATAGCTGCTATGCAGATGATGAACGTAACGCACGTTACAGAGATTACGAGATGGACATGGATGCACGAGATTTTGCGAGAAACCTTATGGTCACACTAGCAAAAGATGAAATGCCAATAAGTGACACGGAGTTTGACGAGGAAATATTAGACAACTTGGCAATAGACCCATTTTCGGATGTCCGTGGTCTAATTGCACTATTCTATCGTAACTTGTGGGCTATGGCAGATTTAAGAGAAACGCTGAAAAAATATGAGGACTTAGAGGAACAGGGATTGCCACTCAGATGGATTCCATGTAGTGAGCAGATTCCGGAAGAACCGGAAGAAAACCCATTGTTTGATGGAAAATGTTTGGAAGTATATTTGGTAACAACAAAATACGGAAGTAGTGAGCAGGATAAGGTATATCCATTTAGAGCGTTTTGGAATGGAATTAATTTCACGGATGGAATGAATATTCTGGACGTTATCGCCTGGATGCCATTACCGAAGCCATACAGAGAAAGTGAGGAATAGACATGTACGTGGATGTAATTAAAAGCCTTTGTTCTTTACCGGCAACAGATTTGAATTTTACGGCAGAGTTGAAACGTGCTACACAACGGCAGATTGCCCTTGCGATTGAGGTCATGAAAGACAATGGCGGCAAGAATAAAAGCCGGATTAAGGCTTGCGAAAGAGAGTTGAAAAGGAGAGACAGAACAGATGATTGATGAAGTTTTTAACGTGATGGCATGTTTTCCCAAAAGCTATATAAATCAGTGCGGAGAGCTTATTTTATCCGATAGAGGTAATTTGTATTTTACAGCTAAAAGCTGTGATAGTAAAACGGACATTATTTGTAAGCTATTAGAGTGGTGTTCCCGACCTATTGCAAAAGGGCAACCTTATCGCCAAGAGAAAAGGAATAAAGAATGGAGAGAAACACTTCTTTCTGGGTATAACAAATATCTTGGAACACATTTTACCCTAGAGGATATGTACTGGGTTTATGACAAGCTTGGGAATGCCGTAAATCATGAACTGACACTGAAATTTATAGAAAGCGGATATGATTTAAGTCTTGTATATCCGCAGAAAAGCGGGAGCGATGGAAAATAGATATTTATGCCGTGGAAAGCGGATTGACAACGGCGAATGGACGGAAAGGAGTAGCCATGACGGAGAATGAAACACGTGTAATCCTAAAAGCAGAACTTAAGCACCATCCAGAAACATCCATTTTTTATGAAGCACTGAGTAAAGCCATTGAGATACTGGAAGAGGTGCAGCAGTACCGGGCAATCGGCACACCAGAAGAATACCAGGCGGCAATGGAGAAACAGACCGCAAAGAGAATCAAACAGCAGGAATGGATGTACACCAGATGCAGTTGCGGTCATGAATTTTCAAAGCATCACGGAGACGGATATTATTCAATTCCGCAGGAACAGAAAACAAAATATTGCCCGGACTGCGGACAGAAACTGGATTGGAGCGATGAAGATGGGGAGATTGATTAATGCAGATAAGCTGAATTTTTCGGAACAACATTACAATAAAAGCCAGACGAAAGCGATCCTTGATTTTGTAGATGCACAACCGACAGCATACGACCCGGACAAGGTTGTGAAACAGTTGGAAAAGAAAATCCAGACACACAAGCGAGTTGCTGAGTATGAAAGGAAAAACGGAACTATAACAGAAGAATTTCAGCAAAGGAAAGCTGTTGAAGTGCTGAAAGATGCAATCGAAATCGTGAAAGGCGGTGGAGTAGATGGCAATTAAACCGATTTTATTCAATACCGAGATGGTTCGGGCAATTCTGGATGGAAGAAAGAGTTGTACAAGACGGCTGGTAAAATTTCTTCCGGGAGAAAATCCGCAGTGGACTGGATATATTAGAGATGGGCTGATGCTCTACAACGGCAAGAATGAGTCGTGTATCAGAAAAGCACCATATCAGCCGGGCGATATTCTGTATGTCCGGGAAACATGGCAGTATTTATATGAATTGGACGGAAATGAGCAAATTATTGAAGGAACCGGAAAATATTATTATGCAGCAACAGATACAATTCCTTTTGATACATATGTCGATGCGAGTGGAGTGACACACGAGTGTGTACCGTGGCGCCCATCCATCCACATGCCGAAAGAAGCTGCACGTATCTGGCTTAAAGTTACGGATGTGAGAGTGGAGCGGTTGCAGGAGATTTCTGGTGAAGATTTGATAAAAGAGGGAATTGACCTTTTTCAGTCAAGTTATGTAAGAGTTGCTTTTGATGAATTTAAAAATATTTGGAACTCCACCATCAAAAAATCCGATCTTGACCGATACGGATGGGATGCGAATCCGTGGGTATGGGTTATCGAGTTTGAGCGGTGCGAGAAACCGGAGGGAGTGTGAGGTATGGCCAAAGCAATTTTGGTAATGGATATGCCGGAATCATGTGATATGTGCGATTTCGTAGATGATGAGCAACCGCCAAGATACGGAGAAAAAACATTGTACTCTTATGGAATCGAGAAAGGAGAATCATATATGTGTTTAACAGTAAAAGAAGTAAAAGAAATTTTGGATGGAATGCGTGATGATGCATTGGTTTTAGCAGATAAAGAGCTTGAGGGCGATGCTGCACATGAACTAACTGCTTATGAATATCCATCTGGCGATAAAAAGGATTGGAATTTTGTAATTTTAACGTGGAAGAAATAGGAAGGAGTGTGAGGTATGGCTAAAGCAATATTGATTATGGATGACATGCCAGAGTGTTGTGCAGATTGTTATTGCGGATACTTTGAAAGAGACACCAAGGAACTTAATTTGGTATGTGGTGCTACAGGAGAGGATGCGAACAATGTCGGAAAGCCGGATTGGTGTCCTCTTCGGGAACTTCCAGAGAAGAGAAAATTAATATATGCCGATTTGGGCACAGAAAATAAAGTAAATGGCTGGAATGACGCTATGGATTTTATTTTCCCGGAAGAAAAAAAGAAACGCAAAGAGGAAAGAATAAAGAAAAATATATCCATAGTCAAATAAGTGTTGAAAGGAGAGAATATGGAAGATAGATATTTATACAAGGCAAAGCGCAAAGACAACGGAGAATGGGTGCAAGGCTATTTATACGGCATTTGGGAAAAGAGATATATTTTGTGGGGAATGACAAATGATATTCCTAATATGATTGAAGTAGACCCATCCACAATCTGCCAATGCACAGGCTTGAAAGATAAGAACGGCAAGCTGATTTGGGAGAATGATATTGTAAAAGACTTATTTAGTGATGCTTGTGCACAAATCAAATACGGCAGTTATCAGAGTTGCTTTGATAGCACCAAAACTGAACATGTTGGATTTTATGTAGGCTGGTCGGGAAAGTATACTAAAAGATACAGAAAAGATTTAGGTTATTGGATAAATATGGTTAATGCAGAAGTTATCGGCAACATTTTTGACAATAAAGAGTTATTAGAAAGTGAGGGGTAATATGAGAATATTTAAAAGTGTAGACGACAAAATAGCAGATATTGGCTTTTTCATAGTAAGAGAAAATAAGTATGGTGTTACATATAAACGCTACAATACAAAGTATAAATATTGGCAGTGCGTTGATATTTGTCACAAAGCCTCGGGCAGACATATTTTGCAGTCATACGACGAAAATACAATGGATGAAAAGAAGATTGGAAACACTTGTGTTGGGCTTACAGGGTATGAGATGAGTCTTTTCGTTAAGAAAATGAAAAAATTAGGACTTTACAGCAGAACTACAGGAATCGAGGAATATGGGCTATAAGAAAAGGAGATAACAGGGATGAAACACTACGAGAAACCAGAAGACATGTCTCTTCCGCAGATTCTTGAAGATATCCACGACGGGATATGTGATGAATATTGCAAATGGCCATCACAGTATCCACTGGCAACGGATGACGAGGCATATAACAGAATGGGAGAAGAGCATTGTGATAAATGCCCGGTTCGAAGATTAACTTAGGAGGCAGCAGTTGAACAGCAGGACTTACAGCGGCATGTAAATACTACAAGACATGCATCCACAGCGTACATAAAAAGTAGCAAAAAGCAGGACAAAATGATATAATGACGATAGAGAGCCAAGAGCCATATACTAACCGAGAAATCGGCTGGTGTATGGCTCTTTTTTCTTTACAGAAAGCGAGGTGAGGGCGTGGAAAAATATGAACTGGCGGAATTAGATTATATTGGCGGCATGAAATACAAAGACATAGCAAAAAAGTATGAAATAAGCGTCAACACCGTTAAAAGTTGGAAACAAAGATATAATTGGACAAGAGAAAAGCGCAATAGTAGAAACGGAGAAAAAGAGTGTGCACACAAAAATGAAAAAGTATGCACACAAAAAATCAAGGGTGCAGCAGTCGTAAAAGAGGAGCCGGAAGAATGTGAAAATGCGCAGCAGTCAGCAGGGCAAAAAAATCCAGCATTAGATGAAAGAAAAAAATTATTCTGTCTGTTTTACAGTCAGACATTTAATGCCACAAAAAGCTATCAGAAGGCTTATGGTTGTTCTATGAATACAGCAAGAGCACATGGATATGAACTGTTGCAAAATGTGGACATAAAAAATGAAATTGAACATCTGGCAGAATTAAAGCGGCAGCAGCTGGTTGCAAAAGAGTCTGATTTGTTGGAATTGCAGATGAGAATTGCCTTTGCGGATGCCGGAGATTATTACGAAATAAAAGACAATATGGTCATGTTCAGGGATTCAGAGGAAACAGATACACAGCTTGTCAGTGAGGTAAAGCAGAGCAGAGCCGGATTAAGCGTTAAGCTTTGTGATAAGCAAAAGGCTATGGACTGGCTGTCAAAGTACTTCCTTGTGCATCCAGACGATAGGTATAAAGCAGAATTTGACCGGAAAAAGGCAGAGCTTAATGAGAATAAAGGAGAAGAAATACTGGCAAATATGCAGACAATAACAGAATTGCTGCAGAAACCAGTAAAAAACAGACATATAGAAGATTTCGAGGAGAGTGAGAACAATGAACACTCCGGCACCATTTAATCAAAGACAGTATGAATATATGCAGAGGTGCATAAATAGCTGGTTTAACGTAGCGGAAGGTGGAAAAAGGGGTGGAAAAAACGTATTACAGACCCTGATATTCTGCAGTCTGCTTGAAACTCATAAGAACAGGATCCACTTAATAGCCGGAGTATCCGGAGCAACAGCAAAGCTGAACATATTGGACTGTGATGGTTATGGATTGCTTAATTACTTCGAAGGGCGCTGCCGGGAAGGTAAATTTAAAGATAGAGACTGTGTATATGTGCAGACCAAGACCGGAGAGAAGATAGTTCTGGTATCCGGTGGAGGCAAAGATGGAGACGAAAAACTCATAAAAGGAAACACTTATGGAATGGCATATGTCACAGAGGCGAATGAGTGTCATCCGAAGTTTTTAAAAGAGGTATTCGATAGAACACTTTCCAGTACAGACCGTAAGATCTTTCACGATCTGAATCCGAAAGAGGAAGAACACTGGTATTACATAGACATACTTGCATATCATGAAGAGCAGCAGGCGATAGATGGAAGTTATGGATATAATTACGGACATTTTACACTTGTTGACAACATGAGCCTGTCAGATGAAAAGATCAGGACGGTCCTGAAAACATACCAAAAAGGCACAGTATGGTATAAACGGGATATAAAAGGCGAGAGAGCTGTAGCAGAGGGCATTATATTCAGGAAATTTGCGGAAAATGATATCCCATATCTGTGTGACGATTCAATATTGGGATATGACAGAAACGGAAATCTTATGCCTCGTCCAAGCCTTGTTGTGATCGGGATTGACTTTGGCGGAAACGGATCAATGACAACAATGGTCTGTTCCTTGTATTTCAGAGGATATCATTTCATATATCCGGTTGAAGAGGAGTTCCTGGAGCTGTCAAAGGATATAGATGCTGATAAGATCTGCAATAAGTATATAGAATTTTACAAGAGGTGCAGTGAAAAGTACGAAAGAGTAGACTGGACATTTCCTGACTCTGCAAGTACGACAATGATTAATTCGCTGCGCTCCGCAGCAAAAAAGAATGGATTGAGATATGACAATATAGCCGGCTGTAAGAAGAATGAGATATCAGAAAGACCCCGGACAGTAGATATGCTGCTAAACACAGGGCGAATGAAGATACATGAAAGGTGCAGCAGGCTGCGAAAAGCTATAAAGACACTTAAATGGGATGAGAAGGAACCAAACATTCCGGAAGATAAGAACATAGGAAATTGTAATGACTGGTGGGATGCATTGTGCTACACCATGTTAAATTTTATCCAGTACATAGATCTGGACAGACAGGAGGCATAAATGGAAAGCTGTGTAGAAGGAAAGATAAAGAAACTTGGATACCGGGTAAATACAAAGCCATATGGATATATAGATACAGCAAATATGTGGTACAGAAATGAGATAATAGATGAATTCCATAAAAGGACCACGGTGCAGGGCGAACAATATGAGATAGACCGTATGAACTTTGCCAAGAGAGGATGTGCAGATGATGCCAACCTCTGCGAAATAATAAATATAAGCATGGGTACAAAAGAACAGACGGCAGCAGTGAATGAAGTGCTTAAGGATAATCATTTTGATGTAATGTACCGTAAGCAGCTTGAACTTATGAGTGCAGTAGGAACAGTAGCGGCATATATCAGATTAAAGGATGCGATACATCTGGACAATGGGAAAGTGACAGGTGGACAGATACGGATAACATATTGTAACGCAGAAAATTATACACCCCTGTTTGTTGAAAATGATGAGGTAATAGAGGTGTGCTTTTCGGCCAGTGATTATGTCGGAGACAAAAAGCGAACAACTATGGTAATGTTTACAAGACCTGATGGAGTAAATTACAGGGCGGACACATTTGTCTTTGATGAAAATGGAAAAGAAATGGAATCATACTGGATCATATTAGGGGATGTCAAGCCATTTGCGGTAATGAGAGTGGCGGAGGTAAACAATATCCGTCACATGGATGGTTTCGGGTATCCGAAAGTGTATGGAGCAATCCCGACACTAAAGAAAATAGACCTTTGTAATATGATATTAAGCGGAGATCTTGATAAGGGAGAAAAGATTGTACTCACAAATGAAGCCTTGATCGGATTAGATGAGGAAACAGGACAGCCGAAAAAGAAAACATCCCTTATGAAGAAATTATTTGTGTTTCTTGGCCAGAAACTGCCTGAGCAGAATAGTATTATCCAGGAATATAATCCACAGATCAGGATAGACGATATAACGAAAACATTTGAACTGTGTTTATCCTTGTTTTCAATGACATTCGGATATGGTTCAAAGAAGTATACGTTTGAGAATGGACAGATAAAGACAGCCACGGAGTATATTGGAGAACGTCAGGACGCTATGCAGGAGTTAAACAAACAGAGGAAAGAGGCAACGGATTATATAACAGGCATAGCAAAAGCGGTTGTATGGTTTTTAAATACCTTCCAGGGAACATCTTATGCAATAGATAAAGAGGTGTGCGTAGACTATGACGATTCGTACATAGAAGACCGGACAACGAAAATGAGCAATATGAGAGCGGATGCATTATCTTTTTCAGAAATACCGGAGTACATGATCCAGTATATTATGATGAGCCTGAACGTTGACAGGGATGAAGCTGAGAGGATACTTGATACAAAGCAGGATGATACAGAGCCGGAACCGGAAGACTAGGAGGTAGATCATGCTTACAGAGAATCAGCTAGAAATGCTTGGTGATAAAGCAGTGGAGTTAATGCAGGAAGCGGAACAGGATATAATAGCGGATATTGCCAGAAGGATAAAAAAGACAGGCCGCTTTACAGAGACTGCGGAACTTAGGGTAATGGCTCTTAGAAAAGCTGGATGGAGTACGCAGAAAATAAGGGTAGAGGTCATGAATATCCTAAATGCTGATCCGGAATATAAAAAGTTTGTTGCAAATAATACAAAGCAGTACAAACGAGATGTGATGTCAGCAATAAGACAGATGGAGAAAGAAGCGGCAAAGGCAGGAGACGATATAATAGCTGAAGCAGGCGATATGTCGTATAATTCAGATCTGTATGCATGGCACCAGGCAGGAGAAACACTTACCAAGGATTCAAGCATCGTAAAAATCGTGGAGGAAATGGGAGCCACCACAGGAGGAACGTTAAAGAATTTAACAAGAACGATGGGATTTAAAGGACCACATGATTTTGTTGCGCTGCATAGTGCATATATAAGATATCTGGATAAGGCTCTTATGAAAATGATAATGGGTGGGGTATCTTATGATGCAGCAGTTGAAGATTCTGTCCGGGAAATGGCAAGAAGTGGATTGAGGAGTGTTGATTATGCCAGCGGCCGTACATATCAGCTTGATACTGCAGCAAGAATGTGCATAAGGACATCTGCGCATCAGTTGTCAGCAAAGATCAGTTATAGAAATTGTGATGTCATGAATACGGATCTGGTGGAGGTATCAAAGCACTGGGGAGCCAGACCATCACACCAGGTATGGCAGGGAAAGATATATTCACGTTCAGGAAAGAATAAGAAGTACCCGGCATTTAAAGAATGTCATTATGGAGAAGCTGACGGATTATGCGGAGTAAACTGCCGCCATACGTTTCATCCGTTTTTTGAGGGTATAAGTGAACCTAATACATGGAAAGATGAGCCGGATCCAAAAGAATACGGTGGAAAGATGTACAAGTATTATGATGCCACCCAAAAGCAAAGGGCAATGGAGAGGCAGATCAGATCCACTAAAAGAGAGATAGAAGCAATGAGATCAATAGGTGGTAATACAAGTGAACTTGAATCACAGAAGAAACGGCAGATAAGGGAGTATCATAAGTTCTCACATGCAATGGATATAAGCCCGAAAGATAACAGGCTTAGAGTAGTAAAGGGCAGCAGTGACCTCAGTAAGACTAAAGTATATAAAAACATGAAAACAAAGACCGCAGAAGAACATGCGGGTGCCTTAAATAATAAAAATGATCCTTTAGGAAAAAAGAGAGCGGCACACGCAAAATCATATTATGATGAAATTACAAACAGGAAAAAAGATAATGTAGTTAAAAAAATATCGAAGAATGGAAATATTACGATTACAGCGGCAAAAAGGATATATAATCATATATTTGTAGAAGATCATGATTTTCAAGATGGAAGTAGACATAAATTTGCACCTGATTACTATATGGCAGAATCATTTAGGAGAATTATTGATGATGAAAATGTACAACCACATGATTTGATTATGTTAAAGCATGAAAATCTTGAATTAAATCTTATGAGGAAGTATAATTTAGCATATGAACAAGCGCATAATTTGACTGTGAAGAAATACGATTATAATAAAGCATTAAAAGACTTTTTAAAAAAAAATATGGAGTAGGTATGTTGGAACTTATATTAGAAAAACAGAATGAGTATGAAGCAATATTTGCTTATTATCCTGAAAAGGGGGATAAGTGTGGAAAAATTAAAATAAATAAGTCTAGTGGGAAAATAGATGTTATTGAGATTAGTGAAAATGATGAACTGCATAACTATATGCATCATGCAGTATCCAGAGTATTAGAGTATTATCAAGAAAAAAAATATGAAAAAAGTGTAATTGTAGCATGGTATTAGTTTGAGTTAGACAATCTCAAATCGAGGTGTAAATGTATGTGAAAAGGAGCCGGCAAATGATTGATATTAAAAAAGCAAGTCAAATAGCAGAAAAATTCTTTAAAACCGATAAATGCTATGACAGCATTGGAGAAATAAGAGAGTCAGAACAGGATTGGATGTTTGAAGGAAAGGCAAAGAAAACGCTATATGGTGCTAGTATTGTGTGTGTTCCTAAGAATGGAGAAGATCCATATTTGATGAATGCAAGCGATCCTGAACAGATATGGGAGAGAGCAATAAAACTTTGAGGATATCAGAATGAAAAAAATTGAGATAGATTTTGAAAAACTAAGAGCTGGTGAAGAGGTTAAATGTCCAAAGTGCAAAAACGGAGTATTTAGAACGGAATATGATTCTAAAATATCACATTACTTTAAATGCGATAAATGTGGAATGATGATAAATTTTGATTAGGATGGATCGAATACATAGAGATGATGCATGAGTACACAATCTGTACAGTAGCTGATGAAGAAATTTACAGGAAACAATGTAAGGCTATTGAAAAGCGGTTTAATATAAAACCGGAAAATGTATTGGAGGATGTTGATGGTTCATTAATCTCCGTGTATCACTATGACGATAAAGAAATTTTAGTCATAAATGATGAAGATATTGGTATAGTACAAGTAAAAAGTGAGATAGAACTGAAACAATTTTTTAAATAGGAGCATTTATGGGCAACTTTGCAGCCAAGGGGGTAAAAGAGATTACACCTGGCATATAAAAATACTATGAATACTAAAAACAATGTGTTATAATCCCATTAGGGGTGAACAAATGTCCTTAAAAGAATATTGGTATGAGTGTCCGAATTGTGGAAATCCGAAGATGATCAAGTACAGATCAGATACCCGGATCCGTAATTTTCCCGGATACTGTAAAAAATGCAAAAAAGAATCAATAATAACAATAGAGCCAAGAGCCAAATAATTAGATCAAAAAGATTTAGTTATCTGGCTCTTTTTCTATTGCGGAAAGAGTGCAAAGAGGAGCACATACAAGGTTTAAAGTTTTACCTTGCAGCAGTTCGAACCTGCGCTTTCCTTTTCCCTACCGCAGAAGGTGCGGTTAATAAAATATTTTAGGAGGAAGCCATGAAGAATATATTTGAGATCATGAAAGAATACGGCCTTGAGGTGCCGGAGGACAAGAAAACAGACTTTGAGAAAGCTGTTCTTGAAAACTACAAGACAGTAAAAGACTACGAAAAACAGGTGGAAAAGCTTAATGAGGCAAATGATACGATCAAAGCCAATGACACAGCAATGAAAGACCTTGAGGAAAAACTCAAGGATTTTAAAGATGTTGATGTTGCAGGGCTTAATGATACTATAGAGAACCTGAAAAAGGATAATACCCGTATCGAGAATGAGTACAAGGATAAGATGGCACAGCGGGATTTTAATGACCTCATAAGAGATGCGATTACAAGCGCACATGGCAAAAATGCCAAGGCAATTACCGCATTACTGGACACAGACACCCTTATGCAGTCAAAGAACCAGAAAGAGGATATTGCCGCAGCGATTAAGACACTGACAGAGGCAGAAGACAGCAAAATGTTGTTTGGTGAGCCGGATCCTAAACCAGATGGAAAAACAAACCCGATAGGTAAAGTCGGAAGAGGGGACCATCCAAAAGCAACAGAAAGCATGGCAGATGCACTCAGGGAACATTACAAGTAGGAGGTAACTTATGGCTTTAACATTAGCAGAAGCAAAAGTCGGATATGCCGACAAGGTAGACCAGCAGGTAATTGATGAATTCAGAAGGGATTCTGTATTACTTGATATGCTCACATTTGACGATACTATTTCACCTACAGGTGGAAGTAATCTCGTATATGGATACCAGAGACTTGAGACACCATCAACAGCCGGTATCCGTCAGATTAACCAGGAATACAAACCAAATGAGGCAAAGAGAACAAAACAGACAGCAAGCCCGGTAATTCTCGGAGGTTCATTTGAAATCGATCGTGTAATTGCTCAGACATCAGGGGCAATTAATGAGATTGACTTCCAGATCAAGCAGAAAACACTTGCCGGAGCGAATTATTTTCATAATCTTGTCATTAATGGAACGTCAGCGGCATCAGGTGAAGGATATGTACCGAAAACATTTGATGGCTTGAAGAAAATTCTTGCAGGAAAGTCAACAGAGATGAAAACTGACGTGGATATTTCCACATCTGCAATGATGGACAGTAACTATAATGCACTTCTGGATGAACTTGATACATTCATAGCACTTTTAGCTGCAAAGCCGGATGTACTGATGATGAATTCAAAGATGCTTACGAAAGTAAGAGCGGCAGCCAGAAGAGCAGGATATTATGACAGATCAAAGAACGACTTCGGAAATTATGTTGAGACATATAACGGAATCGTTCTTATGGATGCAGGACAGTACTATGACGGAACATCACAGCAGACAGATGATGTGGTTTCAACTACTGCGCCAACAGAGTCAGCATGTGGAACAACAGACATTTATGCTGCAAAACTCGGGCTTGATGCATTTCACGGTATTTCAGTAGATGGTTCTAAGATGCTTAAAACATATCTTCCTGATCTTTCAGCACCGGGAGCAGTAAAGAAAGGTGAAGTCGAGCTTATAGCCGGAGCAGTACTTAAAAACAGCAAGATGGCCGGTAAGTTATCCGGCATCAAGATCCTTGAAAAAAAGGCATCATAAGAAAGGGGGAGTTGTAAATGGCAGTTATAGACTGGGAGTATTACAGCTCCCATTTTCCCGTTGTAATACCGGAAAGTAATTTCGCAGCAGTAGAGGCGCAGGCAGAGGAAGAATATAAAAGGGTTGTAAAGCCATATATGGATATTTCAGAGGACAGACAGAAAAGCACGATATTCAGGCTATGCAATTTCCTATATTCAAATCAGGAGGTTATAGCCGGATCCGGAGTTACATCAGTAAATAATAATGGATATTCAGAAACATATGCGATATCAAATATGCAGCAGGCCACGGAACAGATAAGAGAAATCATATATGACGGCATAGGAACACGTCTGGCAGGAGCGTTTTAATGAATGATAAAACAATAACGTTGTACAATGCGTACAGGAAAGATAAGGAAATATGCTGGAATCGAACGACTGTTCGCGGATGTGAATATCGGTACTCATCAGCAAGGACAACCGGACAAAACGGAACTGTGGTATTCACTCCTCTTCTTACGGTAGTAATACCAGTAACAGCTGATACACAGGGAAGAAAGTATATAGACTCATATGAGTATGCAAAACTTTCCCCGGAAGATATTGTTGATTATTTTACATTCAATGTGGCAAATAAGCATGATGTGATCGTTGCAGGAGAATGTGATAAGGAAATAACTGACAGCTATAAGATTACTGATCTGCAGAAAGAAATTGAAAAGTCGGGTACGATCATATCACTTGATGATAATACGGATGTTAAAAGGCTTAAACATTGGAAGGTTGTGTGTAAGTAATGGGAAACTATGTTGAATTCCGTTTGAAGACTAAAAAGATTCCCAAGGAAGACCGGGTTATAAAGAAATTCGGATGTGAAAAAAATGGACAAATGCAGCAGATCATAGATAGTGAAGTATTAAGGCTTATGGATCCGTATGTGCCGTTCGATACAGGTGCATTAAGGAATGCAGGAGTGATCCATACAAATATAGGAAGTGGAAAGATTACCTACATATGTGATTATGCCAGATACCAGTATTATATTCCAATGAATCACCACGGCCAGACAACTGCACACTGGTTTGAAGTAATGAAAAAAGAAAACAAAGATAAGCTTTTAAACAAGGTGAGAAAGGCAGCGCAGGGAAAATGATAGAAGAGATTTTAAAGAAATGGTTAATGGAATATGGTGAAGCTGAAATCACCGACATAACAACAGAATCCATTGAAGCTATCGGAGGTTATGCGATATACAAAACACCGCAGAGATCAGAAAAGCCATATATGGATGGAAGCAAGCTTATAACAGAACATTATAGCTTTTTTACACGCAGAGCCAGCCAGCTTGACGAGGAGTGTATAGCTAATAATATCTTCCTGGAAGAATTGGCGGACTGGATAGAGGGAAGAGACATAGATGAGGATTATCCGCAGATGCCGGCAGGAATGAAATGTCAGGAAATAGGTGTTGAGGATAACTCGATTCTGTTACAGGAAGACAGGGAAACAATATATCAGCTTACTATAGCGATAACATATTTGAAAGAGAGGTAAAAAATGGGTGACACAAAAGAAACAGCAGGGGCGGCAAGCACTTCACAGATCATTGAAATGGTAAAGAAAAATAAAATAGCACTGTTTTTACATAATGGTACGAAATATGTAAGAATCAAGAAATCTGAAACACTTACATTGTCAATGAATCCGGAAGAAAAAGAGTATAACTATATTGCGGATGAGTCGTCATCAACAGAGGTAGATTCGTACAAGCCTACTATAGACCAGGATCTTACCATGTATAAGGGTTCAGACGATTATGAGATGATCTTTCCATATTTCTATGAGCGAAGAACCGGTACGGCTGCTCATGCTATATGTATGGTCGTATTCATGCAGGAAAAAGCGGAAGCTGGAACCGGATATAAAGCGTGGGAAACAGACAGTGTAATATCTGTTCAGGATCTGGTAGCAGTTGATAAGAAACTGAATTTCAAGGTCCTGTTTGGTGGAAATATCACAAATGGTACAGCAACTATGGAAGGTGATGTACCAACATTTACAGCAAAATAGGGAGGATAAAACATGAGATATGCATTAAACATTGATGGAAGAGAATACGAACTGCCGAAGAAAACCTTATCAGTACAGGAGAAGATCGACAGAATAAAAAAAGAGGTAGGCGGAAGAGATAGAAAGAGCGCAAGCGTAAAGAAATATGAGTTTGTAAAGGAATTCGTAGGGGAAGAAAACGCAAGGGAAATCTTTGAAACAGATAAAATTTAAACAGGCTCTTAGTGTTTCTGTACAAAATTATTT